GATACTGGCGACAGTATAACTAACTTTATTTGGCGTGACCACTCAGCCAATACTTTGTATCTTGGAACAGGCAATGCGGTTATTACTGCAAGGTCCACTATTAATGCTAATAGTAATAATATTATTAACGTCAATCAGCTTAACGGAGGCACCCCGTGGACTTCTGCAAATGATGGCTCTGGTTCTGGCTTAGACGCTGATACAGTTGATGGTGTACATGCGTCTTCAATCTTTTACGACAAAGGAGCTAACCAATTAACAACTTCTTCAAGCTGGGATGTGACAACACCAGGAATGTATGGAGTTGGTTCTGGTAGCGCATTTAGTGGAACAAATAACCCATCTTCTGCAATATCTGGAATTTATACTTACGGTGTATTAAATGTTTTTGAAGCAAACGGAAACGGTATTGCACAACTGTATACACCACATACAGGAAACAAAATAGCTATAAGGACAGGTTGGAATAACGGTAGTTGGTATCCTTGGCAACAAGTGTGGACAAGCACCTCAGACGGGTCTGGTTCTGGCCTTGATGCAGACTTACTTGATGGTGTGCATGGTAGCAGCTTTCTGAGAAGTGATGCAGATGACACTTATGCTGGAAACTTAACCGTCAACGGCGTAACATTTAAAAGTAACAGCAACGTTGATCGCAACTTAAAAATTCAACCATCTATCAGCAGTCCTGATGTTGGTGCATCGTTTTTTAACGGGGCTGGGAATTGGACTATGCAGTTGTATGGTTACAACAGTGGTTCAACTCAACAATATGGCTTTTTAGACGCAAATTGGTCAGGCTGGGATATCCAAAAAGTACCTAGTGGAGCCTTTAAAGTAGATGAAGGTTCTGGCTTACAGCGTGTTTTCAATGATGGATATCACCCTAACGCAGATGCATGGACTACTAGCCGCACCCTATCCCTGACGGGAGATGTCACTGGTTCAGTAAGCTGGGATGGCTCTGGCAATGCTTCACTAGCTGCTACTGTAGCAAATGACAGCCATAGCCACAAGATACTTAAAACATCAGGTAACTACGTGTGGAGCAATTCTACTACGGCAGGTAACTATCCTACAGTAGATGGTGTGACAGGTGTTCAGACTTCTTTTGTTCGTAGTGCAGATGGCTGGCCTGAGTATGGCGTTGTTCTTCATGTTGGGGGCAGGGGCGGCACAGATGCTGGCGGTGATTTCCAACTTTATTCTGGTCATGGCGCTGCGAATGGTGGCAACTATTTAAGAGTTAGAAATGCGGATAATGACGCATCACCTTCTGATAGCTGGACATCTTGGAGAACTATTTGGGATAGTGGCAATGATGGCAGCGGCTCTGGACTCGATGCGGATACTGTTGATGGCATACAAGGGGCTACTTTACGAGATGGTAGTTACGGGCAGGACTATTATGTAAACGCTCTGTATCACGATGAGTGGGTTAGAAATCACACCAATAATAACGGTCATTACTGGTCGCAAACACAATGGCACATGTATCCCAAGGATGCAGATGATTTCTATGTTCGTGCTGGCACAGGCTCTTCTGTTGCTCTTGTAATGACTGTAGGAAACGAGGTAGCCAGAGGCCATGTGTATGCAAATACGTCAAATGAGATTGGCTTTTTAAACAGCAGTCGCAACTGGTCTTTAAAAGTTGATAACAGCGGGAATGTGACGCCCACAGGAACGGTTGATGGACGCGATGTTGCAGCGGATGGAACGAAGCTAGATGGTATATCAGCAGGTGCTAATGTTGGGATACCTCTATCTGGTGGCACTTTTACTGGAAATGTAAGTTTCGGTTCTAATAATATTACTCAGGTAGATAATATTTCTGTGATGAATAGAATATATCACTATGCTGATACAAATACATACATACAATTTTATAATGATGAAATACAAATCTGGCCCGGTGGTAAACAGATAGCATTGTTTACTGCGAATGCGAATTGGTACGATGGAAGCGTTCGCTTTCAGAACGTCGGAGATGTAAACGTAGGTGTAAGTGGTCAGTCATGTGAACTACGAGTTACAGGAAATGTAATCGCGTATTATTCTGATGAGCGTTTAAAAACCAAAACAGGTAACATTGAAAACGCGCTTGATAAAGTAAACTCACTTGAAGGATTTTACTATGTAGAAAATGATCTGGCGAAATCGCTTGGTTATAACAATAGTCTAACACAGGTAGCTCTTTCTGCTCAACAGGTTCAAGAGGTAATGCCAGAGTGTGTAAGCCTCGCTCCTTTTGATATAGCAGATCAACGTGACGTAGAAAGTAGATATGCTGAAGGTAGAACCTCTAGGTCAGGCGAAGATTACCTAACTGTAGATTACGGAAAGCTAGTTCCTTTGTTAGTTGAGAGTATAAAGGAATTAACAGCTAGAGTTGAGGAATTAGAGAATGCCACTACCTAGTTCTGGACAGATAGACCTAAATGCAATGCACGTTGAGGTGGGTGGTACATCAGCTACTCAGGCTGGAATAAATGACTCTGATATTCGTGGATTGATTGGTAAATTTACAGCTACGCAAATGGGTTTTAATGAATGGTATGGTGCAAGCGCTGCGCCTACTCTTGACCATTTTGACCTGCCTAATATGAACTTCGGAACAATAAGAACTGTAAAGCAGCTACAACCAACACAGTTTCAATCTGATAGCACCAGCCATCACTGGATGAACTTGTACAAATATGAGGATGATGCGACTTGTTGTGATTTTAGTCACGATGGAACAAAGTTGTTCGTTATGGGGATTTGCGCTACTACATATCCACAAAGACGTATTTATAGATATGATATGTCCACTGCTTGGGATATCACGACTGCTGTAGGTCAAACAGGGTTATCTGGCACAACGCAAAATGGTTATGCTTTTGGTAATATAAACGGGGGTAGCGCTATTTCGTGGCCGGGTTATAACGGAGCCTTAAGTTTCAAATTTTTTGATAGCGGAAACAAATTTATAATGTTTGTTGGCAACACGAACCTATCTGATCTTTATTATGCTTCTTTGACTACAGCATATGATATTTCAACTGGAACATGGACTAAATTTGGTTATCCATCCCTTGGCTCTGGCGCGAGATTTGAATATTTTAACCGAAATATTAGGATAAATGTATCAGATGATCACAAAACTATAGTTGTGACTGGAAATTCTGGTAGTCCTTATGGTAGGTATGCCATTATAAATAGCTCTTCTGCAAACCAGTTCTCTTCAGGGGCCAGCGCCTACACAAAGGTGGAAGACGATTTGCGTGTTTTTGACCCTAATGGAACTGCAAACAACCGAGATAAGACATTTATAGCTGGGATGGGTATAGATGAAGGTGGCACCTTTATACAGGGGTATTCTAATCAATACTTTGTCCGTTTTGTTTATAGATTAGGTCTTAATGCAGAAACTCTTGATGGCAGCACATTCAACAGCAGCACCAAGTCCACCGCCATTGGTGGTTTTAATCCGCTTACTACAGCAGAAAGTGATCAATACAAAACTGTTAAGCATATAGTTCGTAACAATGGTATGAATAGCACCAAGGGGTTAGCTTGGGTGACTCCTAACACGAACGTGACAACTGCAGCTTTGACAGCTCATAGCGACTATACTTGGTGCAAGTATTTACAGAATATTACTTACTAGAAGCATACTTTTGAGGTAAAAATGCTTGGTTTTTCAGCTATATCAGAGACACCTATCTCTCAGGCTACCACTAGCTCTGATGCTTTTACTGCGTTGGTATCTGGTGCTGCAAGTTTAAGCGTGAGTAACGTTTTCTTTGATGCAAAAGCAAATATAGTTACAGATTCAATACCTGTTACTTTTTCTTTAAATATAGCGTTTGATGCTAAAGCCAATCTTACACTATCGAATACTTCATCTTCTATTTTTGTAAATAGTTTTTCTAGTCTTAACGCTAAAGCAAATACAACAGTAAATAACGTCATTGCAGACTTTTCAGAGGGTCAATTAGTAGGTACAGGAGTTGCAGTACTAACTTTACCCAACACTGATTCGAGCCTATCTTTTGGTACTTTAAGTTTTGATGCACAGGCAACTTCCTTACTACCAACAGTTTTAACTTCTTTTGAGCAAGGATTACTTACTCCTACAGGTGTAGCTAATATAATCACTTCCAGTGTTGATTCGTCTTTTGCCACCCCTAGTTTACTTGAAGCTGATGCACAGGCTAACATAACTATTAGTGCAGTAGAAAATACAATATCTGTAAATGCCTTTGAGTCCGTAAAAGGTGCAGCAAATAAAGTATTAACTACAGCAGATGCCACTATTTTAATTCAGCCCTTTGAGAATGTAAAAGGTAAAGCCAATACTATTTTAGAAAATCTCCTAGTTCCTACTTCTGTAAATCTAGATGATCCCGTAGCAGTAAAATTTGATTATGCGTCTTTGGCAGATTCGTATGAAAGGTCTCGTGTAATATATTTACTAGCATATGCGTCTAATGCACAAAAAACAACAGTTCATATAGCCCCAGAAAACCGTTCAATATTAATTGAGCCTTTACCACGAAACAATACTGTTTATATAGCAGCGTAAGGATATACAATGGCATACAAATGGCCTGATAAAGACCCCGATGAAATATTAGATTATAGTGTTGATTGGTCTCGCCTTTTAGGTGATGATACTCTTTCTGCATCTGTCTGGTTTATTAAAGATGAAACAGATCAAAAAGTACGTGTATCAGACTCTGATGTAGTAAATGGTCTGCAGTTTGTAACAGGAACGATAAGCGGAAAGGTTTCTACTGCTAGATTTAGTTTAGGTACTGTTAATATACGTTATGTTGTTACTTGTCAGATAACAACAGGAGAAGGCCTGCAGTATGAAAGAGATATTTACTTGCGTATTCAGGAGAAGTAATAATGGCATACAATTATTTAGGTTTAGTAAATGACATAAATAGAAGGCTTAATGAAGTAGAGCTTTCTCAAAGTAATTTCAGTGCCTCTTCAGGCTTCTATAGTTTTGCCAAAGATGCTATCAATAGCTCTATTAGGAATATAAATCAAGAAGAGTTTGAATGGCCTTGGAATCACGCAGAAGAAACAGAAATATTTACTGCAGGTCAAGTTCGCTACAGTTACCCTTATGACGCTAAAACAGTAAATATGGATACTTTTAGAATTAAGAGGGATGCAGCATTAGGTGTTGAAACAACTAAAGTAAAAAATATTGTTTATGAAGAATGGCTTGACAAATATGCTGATTATGAGTATAACTCTAATGCAAATATAAGAGGTGTTCCAAGAGTAGTTTCTCGTACTCCTAGTAGGGAGTTGGTTTTCTATCCTGCCCCTGACAAGGCATATGAATTGGTATATGAATACTATCGTTTAGCACATGATCTGCAGAACGCACTAGATGTTCCTAACTTACCAGAACAGTACCGCTACCTAATTGTAGATGGTGCTATGCATTATGTATATCAGTTTAGGGGTGACAATCAAGGTTCACAATTAGCATTGCAGGCATTTAATAAGAGCCTTAAAAATTTAAGAAGTATACATATCAATAGAACAGATTATTTACGTGATTCAAGAGTGTATTTTTAATGGCAACACAGTGGCAGACATTTCCTATAGAGTTTAAGGGTGGTCTTATCTCTAATCTCAGTCCACTACAGCATGGTTCAAATGCTGTGGGTTCTGCTACTATACTTCAAAACTTCGAGTCAAATAAAGAAGGTGGATACTCTAAATTAAAAGGATATGAAAAATATAGTAATACCACTGTTCCCGGTTCTGGCCCTATTCTAGCACTTAAAGTTATAAGCTCTGGTAGAATTATAGCAGCCCGTAAAAACACAAGTAATTATACACAATATTATTACGGTACAGGTGGATCATGGGTATCTATGGCTACCAGTACAGGTACAAATGGAGGAAAGGCCAGACATGTTTTGTTTAACTTGGATGGCTCCGATAAAGTATTATTTGTTGATGGTACTAATTACCCTGCTATATACAATACATCCGGTAATGTAACTACATTCATGACATCTTCAAATAGCCCTGATATTGTAGGTGCTTCACATGTAGCTTACTTTAAAAGTGCAGCTTTCTTTGCAAAAGGTAACACTTTATTTTTTACAGCACCTTTTAGTGTAGATAATTTTAGTGCTGCTGACGGTGCAGGATCCATTAACATTGGTAATAATATTACAGGTCTTGCTGTATTTCGTGAACAGCTTATAGTTTTTACTTCTGATTCTATTAAAAAGATTACAGGTAGCACTTCTGCTGATTTTAGACAGCAACCTATTACAGATCGTATTGGCTGTATTAATGGGGATACCATTCAAGAGGTAGGTGGTGATATTATGTACCTAGCCCCTGACGGTATTAGACTATTAAGTGCTACAGATCGTATTGGTGATTTTGGGCTTGATATTGCTTCTGATAAAATAGCTAAAGATGCTAATGTATTTTTAAGTCAAACATCTAATTTTTGTTCTGTACTATTGAAGGAAAAGGCACAATATCGCATTTTTGGCTATGTACAATCTGAGCAATCAGAGGCGGCGAAGGGTTTAATAGCAACAAAGTTTGCTTCTCAGGGTGCTGGAAACTTCTCGTGGTCTACTACAAAGGGTATAAAAGCTTTTGTTGCAGACAGCAGATATACAGGTACAACAGAAACCCTTTCTTTTGCAAATGAAGATGGATACGTCTATATACTAGAATCTGGATCCTCTTTTAATGGTTCTCCTATTGAGTGTATATATGAATCTCCTTACATGCCTATTTCTGATCCTCAAGTAAGGAAAACCTTTTATAAGCTTACTTTGTACGCAGAACCTACAGGTAGCATGAATCTCGATTTAAATTTAAAGTATGATTTTTCAAGCAGCACAAACACAGACGTAGTACAGCCTAGTACATTGAGTATATCCAGTACAGGTAGTTCTGTATTTCTGTTTGGTGCTTCAAACGCTGTTTTTAATACTGCTACTTTTGGCGGTGAGTTAGATAGTGTATATAATAAAAACGTTATTGGTTCTGGTAAAACAGTAGCGTTAAGATTTGAAGACTTTTCTACTAACCCTACTTTTACACTGGATACGGCTTTGTTAGAATACAGCCAAGAAGATAGACAATAAGGAAACGACATGGCAGGCTACACAAGACAGGATACTGCAAACAACATTGCTAATGGTAACGTTATTGATGCAGATGACTTTGATGCAGAATACAATGCTGTTGAAGGTGCATTTAATGCTACTACAGGCCATAAACATGATGGTACTGCAGGTGAGGGTGCGCCTATTACAAAGGTTGGGCCAAATCAAGATCTAATAGTTTCTACTACTAATGTTAATCCTAAAACAACAAACACATTAGATCTTGGCACATCTCAGATTCAGTTTAAAAATGCTTTCTTTGACGGGGAAGTAACTACGGATACTCTTCAAGTAGATCAAACAGCTAGTATTACAGGGGATCTTACAACGATTTCAAATGCTTTGATTGGCGGGAACCTGACTGTTGTTGGTAATGCAACTATTAATGGAAATCTTACTTTTGGAGATGCGGATACAGACTCTGTTTCTTTTGGTGCTGATATTACAAGTAGCCTTATACCTGATGGAACAACTCAGGATTTAGGTAGTAACTCAAAACAATGGAGAGATTTATACATTGATGGTACTGCTAATATTGATAGTCTTGTAGCAGATACAGCAGATATTAATGCGGGTACTATTGATGGAGCAGTTATTGGGGCTACCAGTTCTGCTGCAATAACAGGTACTACAATCACCGCTACTTCTGGTTTTGTAGGTAATGTAACGGGGGATATTACAGGTACTACATCAAGCATAGCTAACCATACTACAGATTTACTCTCAGAAGGAAGTAGTAACTTATACCACACTACTGCTCGTGCAAGAGGCTCTGTATCCGTTACAGATGCAGGTGGTGATGGTTCTCTTTCGTATAACTCAGGTACAGGTGTTATAAATTACACAGGCCCTAGCGCATCTGAGACTAGAGCGCATTTTAGTGTTGTAGATAGTGGCGGTGATGGTAGTCTATCGTATAGTAATAGTACAGGTGCTTTTACCTATACAGGCCCTTCTGCTGCAGAGACACGCGCTCACTTTACTGCAGGTGAAGGCATTGACATAACTAGCGGCTCTATCTCTGGTGAAGATGCGACAATATCAAACAAAGGTATTGCCTCTTTTACAGACGCTGACTTTAGTGTTTCATCAGGCGCAGTAGCTTTAAAGGAAGAGCGTGTTCAGGATATTGTAGGGGCTATGGTCTCAGGTAATACTGAAACAGGTTTATCTGTTACTTATAAAGATGAAGATGGCACTTTAGACTTTGCGTTATCTAATGACCCAACTATTACACTAACTGGAGATGTCACTGGAACCGCTACCATGACAAATTTAGGTAATGTAAGTCTTGCCACTACGGTAGCTGCTAATAGTGTAGCATTAGGTACGGATACTACAGGAAACTATGTATCTAATGTAACTGGTGGAACAGGGGTTACAGTGACACATACAGCAGGAGAAGGTAGCGCACCTAGCGTTGCTATTGGTCAGGCTGTTGCTACAACTGACAACGTTACATTTAATAATGTCAGTGCAGGTGGAACTCTAACTGCAACAGGTGCAACTACTTTAAATGGTGCGGTTAATATTAGCACAAAAACGCTACAGGAGTATATAGAAGATACTGTTGGTAGTATGGTTTCTAGTAACACTGAAAGTGGTATAGCTGTTACATATGCTGATAATGCAGATTCAGCAGGTAAGCTTAACTTTAATGTATCGGATCCTACCATCACTCTTTCTGGGGATGTTACTGGCGAAGCTACTATGACAAACTTGGGTAACGTAACTATCTCAACTACAGTAGCTGCTGATAGTGTGGCTCTAGGTACAGATACTACAGGTAACTATGTAGCAGGTGCTACGGCTGGTACTGGTGTTTCTATAACGGGTACTGCAGGTGAAGGTTGGTCACCTACAATCGCTATTGGACAGGCTGTTGGAACATCTGACAACGTTACATTTAATAACGTTACCGTATCGGGTGATTTTACCGTTAGTGGAACCACAACTACTGTTAATACAGAAACAATCAACCTAGCCGACAATCAGATCGTACTTAACTCTAATGAAACTGGCACTCCATCACAAAACGGCGGCATTGAAATTGAACGTGGTTCTGAAACAAACAAAACCCTTTTATGGAATGAGACAGATGATAAGTGGACTGTAGGAAGTGAGACGTTTGTAGCAGGTACATTTGAAGGCGCTCTTACAGGTAATGCCTCTTCTGCAACACAAATATATGTTGCAGAAAGTAGTGATACTAACGCAGATTACAACATCCCTTTCCTTTCTACAAGTCTGCAAGGCGGGGGTAACAGAGGGCTTCAAGTAGACAATGAAGCGATTAGGTTTAATCCATCTGAAAATAAATTATATATAAATAAAATCTCTCCTGCTGGTAATAATGATTTTGTACTAGAAACTACAGATTCTGGACGCAAAATATATTTAGCTTCTGAAGGTGGGGAAATTGTCTTTCAGAAGGGTCTTGTTACAGCAGGTAGAATTGATGTATCAACCTCAGGTGAATTGCGCTTGCTTGCAGGGTCTACTGAAGAAATGAGACTTACATCTATGGGCGCTAATATTTTAAATGGCTTGCGCGTAGGTGATACCACCTCACCTAATGATAATGAGATTTATGCTACAGGTAATATTGTTGCAGCCCAAGCTATGGTTGCAGGAGGTTCTATTACAGGAGGTACTAATGTCACGGCAGGTAGTAATCTAATTTCAGACGGGGAAGTTGTACTTACAGCAGGCACTCAGGACTGGACATTTGAAGTAGACACTAGCAACCGTTTAGTAATCCAGTACAATGGAACCTCACTAGCTAGGATAGATACTAGCGGAAATCTAGTTGTTACAGGTGACGTAACAGCATTTGGCACACTATAATGACAGTTTTTTCTATAGATAACTTTGGTCATGAGTCTGGCTCAATATCTATGAGTGAGTTGCGTGACTACTATGGGCAGTCTGGTGCTGTATCTCTTAATGCCAACCTTAACGGGGGAACTAACCCTGTTCCTAGTAATCTACCTGCTTCTGGTGCAATCACCTCTTTCTCTAATTACCGTGGTAAGAGTAGAGTCCTTAAGAAAAAAGGTAGTACACAAGTTCAAACTACAGGAACTACTTTCACACCCAGTGAATCAGGAACGGTAGAACATCATATTTGGGTTATAGGTGCAGGGGGTACTGGTGGGGGTAGTAATGGAGATGGCGGTAGAGAGAAGGCAGGTTCTGGTGGCGGCGGTGCAGGATGTGCAAAAATTATAATTTCTTCTACTGCAACGGGTATGACTTCTGCTACTGTTTCTATTGCTTCTAGACCTGCTGCTTCTTTAGGTTTAGCTGCTGATGATGGTTCAACTAGGGCAGGTGTTGATGGTGGATCTACTACATTTTCTCCAAATGGTAATCTTTCTGTAACAGTAACTGCAGATGGCGGCGGTAAAGGTTTTGGTGGTAGACAGGGTGGTGTTGCTTACACAGACCCAACAGCCGCTCCTTATACTACTACTGCTGACAATTCATCCACGACTACAGCAGGTCAATGGGGTGGTGCTTCTGCAGGTTTAGCAGGAAGTGCTAGTGCTACCATTGTAGATTCGGTTGGAAAGTTTTCTCGTGTATTCTATGCAGGAAGTCCTTCAGAGGCTATAAATGTTGGAAGTGATAATGCGGCATCGTCTACAGGAGGGTCTCCAAACTTTGGAGAGGGAAGTCAAGCATCTGACACTATTGTTTCTAGCGGCACTACGCAGATATTAAATGCTTCATTTGTTACCCAACCAAGTAGTTGGGATGGTGTAAACGGCATTAGTGCGGGAAGTGCGGTTGCTTCTCGTGCAGGGGGTACGGGTCTTCAAGGTAATGCAAATGATTATGCTTACGGTTGCGGCGGCGGCGGCGCAAGTAATCAGGCGGGTAGCGGATCTGTAAACACATCCGGCACTCATGTTAGGCCCGGTAGAGGTGGTTCTGGAGCAATTATCGCCAATCATTATGAGATAAATACATGAACCAGATAACTTCAGAACAACTAGAAGCTATGTTAGATAGAGCCGCTAAAAAGGGCGCTAAACAAGCATTGTGTGATTTAGGTTTGTCTGATACCGATGCTGCTAGTGATATTAAAGAATTACGTAGTTTATTAGATTCATGGAGAGATACTAAAAAAAGTATCTGGAAAACACTTGTACAATTAGGTACAGTTGCAGTACTGACATTCATAGCTACTGCTGTTTGGATGCAAGTAGGCAAATAAGGATAA